GTACCAAGGTAAGCGGTGAAGTCCTCGGAGAAGTGCTTAAAATGACTGCTACGAACGATTATAATATTCCTGTGGTAACAAATACAATAATCGAGACAAAAACAGAGACGATTGTTAAGAAACCGAAGGGAATTTATTTAGGTGGGCGGATTAATTCTTTGATGCAACCTAGCGGAAAAATTGCCTATTTGGATAACCGCTATTTGTTTACTTATCAATTTCAACCAATTCAAAGAGTACATCAAATCGGAGTGGCGAAAAAGTTATTTTGAGCCGCTAATCTTTAAAAGCACTAGGTAACCAATCAAATCGTTAATTACGTCCTCATCGTCTCGCTCTAAGCTGCCATTTTTAATCCGCTTTAGCTTATCGTCTATTCTAATAAGCAAACCCTCTTTTGAATCTAGCTTGGAAAATACACCAAGAGGCTCAAGTGCAGAATTCCCATACTTTTGATTCTTAGCAATTAGTAAGTCTTTGATTTCAATTAGGAAGTTAGAAACTTGAATGTTGAATTCCATTAATACATTATGGGTTGAATTTTGATAAATAATATCCACCACTTAATCAGGCAGATCACCAACAACAAGAACCCAATCATCGTCAGGATCATGTTTAAGTAGCTTTTCTTTTTCATAGTATTGCTTGAACGATATAAATTTATCTCCTTTTATATATTGGCTAGTCCTAAACTTAGACCTTCCTTTTTTAATCAATAAGCCATCTGCAAAAAGAATATAAAACTCGTTTTCAGCTACTACTTCATTAAACTCTAAATACTCAATCCACCATTCACTAGGTTTGCGGTTTTCATCGAGTACCTTGGTAGCGGATAAATATCCAAAGGGATTGAGTACTTGAGCTTGTTCCATCTTATTTAAATAGTCTTTTTAATATTCCTTCTTGTTGATCTTTATACAAATACAATTTTTGTCTTAGTATTTCGGTTAATTCAATAGCTACATTATTTTCTATTTTCGCTACTTTATCACCATGAATTACAAATAGCTCTCCTGTGCTTATGTCTACTTGGAATCCAACTTCTTCAATGGTGTATTTAATCATTTATAATTGTGTGTTAGGTGTCTTTGTATTAATTCTAGTTTTAAAACATACCTAGGATTTTCTAGTAATTCATTTAATCTAGGCTCTTCAATACCAATAAAGTGATTGAATAATATTTCTCCTGCATCAGAATGATCTTCCATTTCCATGTCAGCCTTTATGCCATTTCTTTCACAGAATACGCACGAACGTACCGCTCTTTTAATCTGTTCCTTTGAGTATTTCATCAATAATAATATTTAAGTAAGTGATGAAAAGAGCTAGTATCAATGCAAGCATTCCTAGTGACTTAGAAACTAAATATAGGCAGGTCATAAAACCTAACGCTACATTTATGAATTTAAGAAATTGTAAAAGAAGCCTTTTCATTTCGGTGTAAATTTAATCGGATGTGATATTTCATTTCCATTAAAGTCTAATAATTTACCATTCATTTCAAAGTGTACTTCCATGTGTTTATTCTTATAGTTCTGAATGAGTAGCTTTATTTTCTCTTGAACATCTTCAATGGAGAGAAACTCTCCATATCCGATGTCTTGCCACTCTGTGTATTCATTGAACTTATTAATAAATCTACGTTTTAGTATAAACTTAGAATGGGAGGGCGTTGCTTTCCTTCTCGGCATACTCTGCTTTAGATTGATGTGCTTGCTTTTTTTCTGCTACCATTGCTGGCTTACCATCCGACCAAAATGTTTTCCCTGATCCTGTCCAGAACTTAGGTTTTTTAGCCTCTCTGTCCTCTTTACTCTGTGAAACATAGGATTGTACATTTTGGCCGTAATCATTAGCCTCATCGTTCATAGATATGGTCAATGAGACTCCTTTAAGGTTTTTTGCCTTAACTGTGTTTAATAAAATTTCTAGTGTTTCCTGCTTCAGGAAGATTTCTGATAAATTTGCCATTTGTTTTGTTGTTTTTGGTTAGTATTGTAATATTAAGTTATTCATTTAATTGATTCAAGAAAATTTTGATATTTTTCATAGAAGTCAGCAAAGTTTTTTACTATCCAGTACTGACCTCCAGACTTTTCTATTGCCTCTTGGTAGACTTTCTGATGCTCTGACTGCCTGTCTTTGCCTATTTTTACCTCTATTTTTACCGATCTACCAAGGATTGTAGCTGAAATATCCGCTGATCCTTTGGTTGCCGTTGACTTACCCCAGGTCATAGAGCCGATGGTCTTGGTTCTACCAATTACATCTGTTACTTGCTTTCGGTTGTCGATTGGTCTACCCATAGTGTTTATACGCTCTGCTTGGTATCCACTAAGCTCTAGGAACTCCTTGACGCACTTGGTTAATCCGTTGGCTGTCTTATCCTCGTATTTAGGTGCTGAAATAGCATACTTAGGCACGTTTGGATAGGATTCTAGCATCGACTCTTGCTTGAGTTGTTTAAGAATGTCAAGTGGTTTCATATAGATAGTTGCTTATCAAGTTGATTATACTGCTCGATTGCTTTAAATATCTGATAAACTACTTGAGGAACTATTGCATTTCCTCCGGCTTTGATTGATTCGTTTCTCCATTTAGGAAAGGTAATAGAGTCCAATCTGTTGGAAAACCCATCATTTCCATCACAAATTGGGGAGACAGTTGGGAAGTTTTGCCAGTTTTCAATCCTAAATTGTCCTCTATGAAGCTTGGAATATCTCCTCTCCTCCCCTCGCATCCCTTCCAATCCCTTGTTCTTGGAGTCGGTAGCATTTGAACTAATCTCCCCAGTCCCACGCTCCCATCCGTTCCATTCTGATTTATTTTTCTCGGCAAACCCTTCGTCTCTACAAATATGTCGTTCTTCCCAATTATCGATCCTGTTGTTGCATCCGATGCCATCGGAGTCGGTAGCATCCCCATTGCCATCGCCCTCGTTAATGTTACTGAATGCATTGATCCCTCCTTCACTTGTGTTGACTTCATTGTTGCTGTAGCATTCGTTGCGTCCATACAAGTTGGAGTTGGCAACATTTTCATTACCCATCCCGAATTGTGTTCCAAATGTCTCAGAGAAAAATTGTTTTCTTGAACTGTGCTTACATAATCTGAGGCTTGAGGAGTTGGAAGCATTGATATTTTCTTTGCATATTCCGATGGACTCATTGTCCTCCCTTTCCCAAATTCCTTTGACCTTGGTATCTCGTTTGCTCTTGGAGTTGAAAGCCACAAACCAAATTCGGTCTCTTCTGTGGGGGGCGTTGACGCCACAAGCTGGAAGTAGAAACGGTGTGACTTCGTAGCCTTCAGCTTCCAAGTCAGCCTGCACTTCGTCGAATACCAACCCTCCATTCCAATTAGTAAGCCCGCGAACGTTTTCGCCCACAACCCAGGTCGGTTGAATCTCCCGAATTGCTCTAAGCATCTCTGGCCAGAGGTGTCTCTCATCCTCCTTGCCGAGTCGCTTTCCTGCGGATGAATATGGTTGACAAGGGAATCCGCCTGTAAGGATGTCAATTGTTCCTCTGTGAATAGTGAAATCTGTCTTGGTGATGTCATTGTAAGTTATTGCTTTAGGCCAATAATATTTTAAAACTTTCTGTCCGAATTCGTTCCATTCGCAATGGAAAACGTTTTCCCAACCCATCCATTCCGAGGCTAAATCAAAGCCTCCTATACCGCTAAATAATGATCCGTGTCTCATATTAAAATAGGGGGGGGGTGGGTATTTAAAATGGTAGATCAAAACCCTCTAAATGCAATATAGGATTCTTATAGTATGTACCAAACTTGCAAAGATAACTAAATGCAAGTACCCTATTTTCTTCTCTCATCTTTAGCCAAATTCCTTGAGTGTAGGTCTTATCGTACTCTCCTGGATTTGCTTCCATAAACTTATCCCAAAATATATCAAAAGGGATTTCTGATACTTCGTCTAGTGCTTCAATCATTGTTCTAGTTTTTTAAATGTGATAGGATATTGACAAAGGTAAGGCATTACAGATTCTAGTTTTGCAAACTTTATGTATGCACCATTGACATCAAGAGCCTTAATCTGATGTATTAGAATCTTTGGCTCTCCTTTAACTTGGTCAAATGAATATCTTACAATCTCAAATGACCCTAACTCTTTTCCATTAATTATCATTTCTTTAAGTGTTTATAAATCGTAGTTCTACTTACATTTAATAACTCTGCTAACTCAGATCGGTTAAAATTAGGTATCGTTTTATGAATCATTTCAATTTTCTTTTCTATAGATTCATTTTTCATTGATCGAATAATCTCACTAAGCTCGTTGGATTCCAAGCTGCTAATCTTAATTTTCTTAGACATAGCAATGAAATAGTTGCTCAATTTCTCTGCTTTCAGCAATGATTCCTTAGTTACAAAATCAATGTTATTTCCTGTCTCAAATGCCCACAGCGTATTGATTAACAAAGCAAATCTAGGTACATAGGCTTTCTGCTTGCTCAACATAGACTTTACATATTCCGATATATCATCGGAGTTCTGTAGATCAGTAATGCTGTTAAAAACACGTTCCCATTCAGCATCTGCTTCACTATCAAATCGGATAATTCGGCTTTCAATTTCGCCAAACTTGTTGTACTGCAAAATTTGATTACGAACTAAGTTATAGAATTGACTAATGTAAGCCTCGTACCAATCCAAGATTTCTTGGTCAATGGAGTTCTTATTGTAATGTTCAATCTCCTTATCAGGATAACATACAAGCAGTCGGTCTAGGAATCCATTGTCTTTATTTTCCATTGTGGAAATCTGCGAGAATATTCCAGGTTGTATACCACCTAGTACAGGAATCAATGGACT